TTGACGCAACACACATTGGAACAATACGATATCACTCCTGATATGCTGGAAAACGTAGCTGTGACATTCTCTATGACTGAAGCCGATACTGGCTTGTATCGTATAGCGAATGTCGCTGGAAACCTTGTTGTAAATAATAACAGACCTGAATATCCTGACGAAGTAACTTATACCCTGACATACCAATTTAAACTGTCTCAAACCAGAAAAGCTGGAAGGTATTTGGGTGAATTTAAACTCGATTTTCTTGGGGAGAATTGTGGTAAAATCACGTTACCGACACAAAATCAAATAAATATACAAATTTCAGATAGTAGCACAAAAACAACAGTGGTATAAACATGGATGATTAAAAATATTAGAATAAAATGAGTAATTGTAACCCACAAGATATAACAAATGCGTTCATCTATTATGTTACTCCGACTAATACCACATATTTTCCGCTATCTGGTAATAATTCACAGGACATAACAAATGCGTTGGCAATCTATGTTGCACCAGCAGGTACGACAGCATATATTGCGTTAAGTGGTAACAACTCACAGGACATCACCAATAGAACGACTTGGTTCATTGCGCCAAGTGCCGTGACCTATTTCCCGTTAAGTGGGAATAATACTCAGGATATAACGAGTGCCGATACTGTTTATGTCGTGACAACAGACACCACGTACTTCCCACCACCAAGCAATAACACCCAAGACCTGACGGATGACAACACGATATATGTTGTACCCGGGACTTGTCCATAAAAATCATTGACAATTCAATTAATTTAATTATCTTTGCATGATATGCAGGAAATAATTTTTGTTGTTCATTGTGAGAGAATCAGAAAGAGGCAATGGTACTATCTCAGATTCCCCATTAATGACCAGTTAATACAGAGAATAAAAAATCTTCCAGAGGAAACCCGTAAATGGAATGCTCTGATGATGTGTTGGGAAATCAACACCTTGTCTCTATTTGCTCTAATCAAAAGATATAGAAACTCTAAGAAAATACATTTTGATTTCGGTAACGAAGAGAGTCGTAAGATTTTTATCCAGCAAATCAGAAAACTCGAAATCAAAGAAGTTGAGAAGCGAAAATTCATTGCTGAACTCAATATCAAAAAAGAACATTGGGTTAAATACAAACAAGAACTCGAAGAAACCTATGTGGAGTACAGCGAGAAAATGCATGCGTTGTTGAAAGCAGGTGTTAAACTCTATCCGCACCAGATTGTCAGTGCGATGTTTATGAATGCGACTCGCAGCACACTGATTAGTCATGAAATGGGACTTGGTAAAACCCTGAGTGCCATCCTTTATGTCGAAATGAATGGTTTTGAAAAGGTTTTTGTTATCACACCGAATTCCCTGAAATTCAATTTCTATTACGAAGTTAAGAAGTTCACCAACAGCACAGCACATATCATAAATTGGAAAAATAACGATTGTGGTATTGAAGAAGCCAAGTATGTCATAGTCAACTACGATTTTTTCAATCCCAAAAACACCAAAGAGAAAAAATTTATCACCAAATGGAAGAAATTGGGTATTGATGTGATTGATTGCGTAATCTGTGACGAATCACAAAAACTTAAAAATACAAAAGCCAACACATATAAAAATTTCAAGGCAACTTTCAAGACCACGCTTTTCAGAAATGAAAAGGTATCAAAAATCTTTTTATCTGGTACACCCGCACCAAACCGTGCCTACGAATTATACACGGTTCTTAATCAGATTTCACCACTGGACTTCGCAACCAAGAAATACTTCCAAGAATATTATTGTGGAATGATACGTAGTGATGATGGGTGGGGATACCAAATCGATACGATGGCTCAGAAACTCGAAGAACTCTATTTTAAAATCGCACCATTTACACACAGAAAGCGTAAAATTGATGCCCTTAAAGACCTTCCAGATAAAACGTATCAGCGAATTATTTTGGAGATGACTGACAGAGAACAAGAGACTTACGATGAAATTGAAGCTGGTGTGGCAAATGAATTTGAGGAAAATCCAACGGGTAATCCATTGACTATAATGCTTCGTCTCAGACAGTATCTGGCACTTATTAAGGTACAACATGCGATTGAATTAATTGATAACATCTTCCAAACAGGTGAAAAGGTTGTTATTGTTGATTATTTCAAAGACAGTCTTTACGAGTTAAAAGAAAAACTTGGTGACATCACAGTTCTGCACACAGGAGATATCAAAGACTTGGAGGAACGTGCTGACATGGTTAAGTCGTTCCAAGACCCCAATAGTGCAATTAAAGGATTTCTGGGTAGCATACAGACCTGTAATTATGGCTTAACTCTGACAGAAGCCAGTAAGTTGTTTATCATGACTCTTCCGTTCTCCGTGGGAGAATTTGACCAAGTAAGTGATAGGTTACATCGTATCGGTCAGAAAAATGCTGTAAATATTTACGTACTGGTTTTTCCTGATACAATGGATGATTACGTGTTTTCAGCAATTGAAGGTAAGCGCAAGGAAATCGTGAAAGTCATTGATAACGAAGATTATAAATCAGACATAAGTGAATCGGTCTTAAGTGAAGTGATTCAGAAAATCAAGGAGAAACATGGGAAGAACATATAAGTGGGATGTAAATCCGTTTCAGGATTTTTTATTTAGGTCGCTGATGTTTGGCGCAGATATTTCAGATAAAGACTTTGAAGCCGATATTTACGTGGCATTTGTAATGATGTTAGAACATATGTTAAGAGAAAAACGACTTGCAGAAAATTTAGATTTTGAAATTAAGAAAAAAGGTAGTTACTTTAAGGTCGTGGCGAAAAATTCGATTTCCGCACTTTGGTTGTCAGGAATTTTCCCAAGAGACCCAAGGAAAGTATTGGAAACTAATGAGTTCGAACTTGATAGTATCAGATACAGGTTCAACCCGAAAACGAAGAAATTGACATACAGATTAATAAAAAAAGCATGAATAAACACAGAGTCTTAGGTGAAATCAAAGGATTTCTTGAAGGTTATAATCAGGATATCAAATACTTAGTTAATGTCGAAACCGACCCAAGAACCGATATTGCGGAATGCGTGATACACGAACCCAACCAGAAACCCAGAATTGAAAACATCAGGTACGTGCCTTTTAGGTACATGAAAGACCTATCGAGACTCGGCAGGGAATTATATGTGGGCAGGGATGATGAGTATATTAAGAGTAAGCAAATCAAGTACGGGATTACAATCACTAAACTTAAAACTGGAAATCAGAAAAGGTTACTTGATGGCTATTGTTATAAAATAAGTAGTCATAGGTCAAGCAATGATATTACACAATATCTAAAAGACGGTGGAATTGACCCCTTTGAGAAACTTGTCGATGAAGGTGGGAATTTGGTTAGGGATGAAAAAGGTAAAATTGTTTACAGCAACCGTGATTTATTTTATTCACCACGACTAAATGAACAGTTCTTTATCAGCACCCAATCAAGGCTTTATAAAGGTTATGAGCAATATAAAGATGTTCATCGCCTGACATTTGACATCGAGACCACAGCACTTCGTTATCAAATCGGTAGGATGTTTGCTATTGGTGTTAGGGATAATAGGGGTTTCGAAACAATATTGGAAGTCGAGAAGCGTAACGATGACGAAGCCGAAATCAAATTAATTCAGGACTTTTTTAATCTTATCGATTACATCAGACCTGCTGTTATTCTTGGACATAACTCAGAAGATTTTGACTTTGAGTTTATATTAGGACGTGCGGGTATTCTTAAAATGAACCTGACTGAAGTTCCTAATGGACTTAAAGCAGGAGTAAACCTCAAAAGAAGAGGAAATACCAGTGTAAAGTACGGTAACACAACCGATAAATATACCGCTACCGAAATGTGGGGTTACTCAATTATTGATACAATTCATGCAGCAAAACGAACTCAAGCAGTAAACTCAGATATAAAGAGAACTAATTTGAAGTATCTCGCTAAGTTCGAAAAGTTTGCCAGAGATAACCGAACCTACATTAAGGGAGAGGACAATGATATTGGTAGATATTATAACGAAAATAAGGTATTTTTAATTAACGAGAAGAACGAATACCTTGAAATCCCTGATGGTTTTCAGGATGTCGCAACTAATCTTTACAAACTCCAAACCAATAAAGACGAGATTAGTGTCGAACAATATAAAGCCATAAGAAAAAGATTTCTTGATGAAAATCAGAACTTCGTGGGATGGTTTAGAACCCATGCTGTAGAGAAAGGTCTTACCACATTTATCGGTGGTAGAAAACTTGTGAAACAATACCTTCTCGATGACCTTTGGGAAACCGAACAAGTTGATGAACTCTACAATCAATCGTCATTCATGCTTGCCAAAATCGTTCCAACAGTTTATCAGAGAATCTGTACAATGGGTACTGCAAGTATCTGGAACTTGCTTCTGACAGCATGGAGTTTCGAGAACGACTTGGCGATTCCGATTCCAGATAAACACGAACATTTTGGTGGTGGTCTGGCGAGAACCTATAAGAAAGGGTACAGCGAAAAACTTATTAAAATCGACTACGCCTCACTTTACCCAATGATTCAATTAACAGATGGTGTGTTCCCGATGTTTGACATTACTGGTGTTATGGAGAAAATGTTGTTATACATGACAACAACCCGTAACATCTATAAGAAAATGGGTGGTGGTGCTAAACTCGATGAAGAAGAAACCGATTTACTACGTCAACTCGACCCCGAAGTTCATGTCAGGTACATTAATAACCTATTGACCAAAGAAGATATTGCGATGTTTAAGGTCAAGCAGTTACCTATCAAGATTTTGAACAACAGTTTATATGGTGCGTTGGGTTCAAACATTAGTTTCAACTGGTCAGATAACATCTGTGCAGCCAGAATCACATCTGTGGCACGTATTCAATTAAGACATGCCATTCATTGGTTCAGCAGATTTGGATGCCTTGCATTACTTTGTGTAACTGACGGTGTTAACTTCCAGATACCCGACATGACCACAATTCGTGTTAGCAATGAGGGAATAAGTGAGGGAGAAACTGAGGGATTAATTGATGATATGTGGAAATATAATGATGCAACTGGAGTATCGGCACTCATAGAGTTATTCAATGCAACCGAAATGCCTAAACCATATATGAGTGTTGATGACGATGGAAAAAGCGAATCATGTCTGAACCTTTCCAGAATAAATTACGCCAC